GCCCGGAGTGTCCGTGTTGTAGGCCGTCGAGCCGTTGTACGTAGGGGTGCCCGTCCAGAGGGTGTTGAAATCCACGAACTCGTGGAACACCGCGCCGCTCATGATCCCGGAAAACAGGTCAAGCGTGCCGCCCTGGAGCAGGTACGTCGTCCCCTTGTAGGCGAACAGGCTCCCGAAATCGAACATGGCCTTGTTCACGGGGGCGCAGTTTCCGTTCAGCACCCGCGCAGCGCCGTGGCGATAGCAGAGGATTTGCTGGTGGATGAGCACCGGGAGCGGGACGTCGCCGCTGCGGTCCGTGAAGTGTGCGAGATATGGGAACTGCTCCGGGCGGCTGCCCACAAACGGGTAGTAAAACAGGCCCGCAAGGTAGTTCGACGACTTCGCAAATCCGACCTCCCTGGACAGCGCCCCGAACAGCGGCTTGCGGTTGATTGTAACGTTGTACTCCGCGCCGTTGATAGTCGTAACCTTGTCGCTATCGACGGCCCTGGTGGAAGCCAGGCCGACGCGGATGGACTGCACCCTCGCATAGACGCCGGTCCCGCCGGAATAGAACATCTTGTAGATGATGTTCAGGAAGCACACCTGGATCGTGCCGGACGCGATGTCGTCGCACTCCGCCAGCTCGATCTCAAGGGTGGTCCCGTATTCGTTCTGCGAATCGTACTCCCTTGTTACCGTTGAATTTACGTCGTTCACCCAGCCGGCCCCGTCCCAGTAACGGGTGATACTGCCGTCAGAATAGCGGACCTGGTATTTGATTTCGGACAAGGAGTAGTGCGGGGCCATCATCTTCCCGCTGTCGCTCCCGGAGTTGCGGATGGAAAGCGGGTGCGGCGTGAAGTCCACCGTGATCTTCACGGCGGCGGTGTTCGTCGGGAATGCGAAACGGCTGCGGATATAGGCGCTGGACGCGTAGTTTGCCGGGAGCATCGCGTACTCCTTCCAGCCGTCCGCCCCCTCGTCCCGCTTCAGGAAATCGTCCGGGACCCTGCTCGCCGGGTTGAATAGATCGTAACCGGTCACCCAGGCCGTGTTCCCTGCGCCCGTGAGCGCATCGGCCGGTGCGTCGTGTTCAGGGATCGAGACCGTGCCTCCTCCCGGCAGGGTGTTTCCGTCCACCTTGCAGCGGTAGGTCGTCGCGCTCCCGTACTGAAGGCCGGAAAGAATTTCCAGCGGGACCTCCTTCTGCATCTTGAAATCCACCTTCTCCTCGATCTGCTTCACGGCCGGCTCAAATTCGAGCGATCCGCCGTAAAACTCAAGCGTCTGCGAGGGCGTCGCGGACGTGTAGTGCCCCATCTTTGGAAGGTTGCGCAGGCAGCCGATGACGCATGTGTTCCCGCCCACATAGCGGAAGGCGTAGCCGATTGCCTCCAGGGTCTGCTCAAGGACCTGGTACCAGTCCATTCCGTCAAACAGGGCTGCGTTCACGCAGGCCTCGGTGAGGTAGTCGTCGTTTTCGCTTTCTGGGACGTCCGCGCTATACTGGCCGCTGCCGGCTGTCTCCAGGTTGAAGGTCATCGGGAAATCGATCACCTCCATGGCCCGGCTGAAGATGTAGCGCAGCTCGATAAGGCCGTTGCTGTCCGGGGTCGCGTCTCCGTCTGCCACAAACGGGAAATCCTGGAGGTGGCCGATGTTGTCCCGCGCCGTGACGGTGATGGCGGTGCGGTAGCCAAGGTCCTCCTGCCAGCTGTCCGGGGTGACATAGCCTGTCCAGATCGCCGTGTAGCTGTTCCCGGACTTTTCCAGGAGCTGCACCTTGTACAGGGTCGCGTCAGGGGTGTAGAACTCGCTCCAATTTCCCCACTTGGCGCTGCTGGTGTCGGCGATGTCCCAGGCGTCCACGACGGAGAACCGCAGCTGCGTCTTGACGATCGGCGCGGTGACGTCGCCCTGGGCGCCCTGGATTTCAAGGACGCAGCCGCAGAGGGTCTTGATTTCCTTCGATGAACCGGTGTAACTGCGTTGGAGAATATCCAGCCGGTATTCCTGCTCGCGGGTGTTCTTGAACTCCGCCCTGTATTTCAGTCCGTAGTCTGCCATCCTTTATCTATTCCACTGGTTCTGCGTCTTTTGGCCGGACAGGAGTATGTCGGAACCCGACAGCCGGCCGGTGACGTACACGGTCATTTCCGTTTGGATAGTCTGCGTCTGCGCGGCGGAGGTACCAGCGCTCCCGTAGGAGGTCGTTGTAGTGGCACGGCCTCCAGATGAAGCCAAAGCGGCAAGGCCACTCTTTGCAGCCGCACCGGCAGCAATCAAAGCGGCACCGGCGGCCACGGCTCCCCAGCCCGATTCTCCGAAGTCTTCAAGGGCTTCTCGCGCCGCGATGGTGGCAACGCCCTCTGCCATTATGATCTCGCCAGCCTTGATTGCCATGTCGGCCAGGGGGGTGAGCAGCGCCTGGAAAATGCGGCCCGGATTTGCATCCTCGAGGCCAGTGAGTTGATCTGTGAGCTCCTGTACTGCCGAGGAAAAGCCGCTGGAAATAGCTTCGCCCAGGTTCTCGGCAAATTCCCGTGCCCGATCCATCCCGGCAACCAAATTGTCGATATTTGCAAGGAACTCGGAGTCGTCGATCTCCGGGGGCTCGATGTCTATTTCAAAATCGTAATCGGTCAAGTTCGTTTCGATTACGTCCTTGACCTTTTGCGAGTATTCTTCCCAAAGTGCGACCGTATCAAGGCCGTACTGTTCCAGGAGGGCCTTCTCGTCGTGATATTTCTCCGTGAGGAGCTGGATCTCGCTCTTTGCCGAATCCTGGGCCCGTTGGAGGATCGATTCGGCCTGTCTTCTTGCGGTGTCCTGTCCATTTCCGCCACCACCACCGGCAGCAATACTGTTGCCCAGGGTTTGCACCCGCCGGGTCTCCTCGTTGAAGGCTCCGGCAGCCGCCCGGCTGGAGACAATTGCATCGACGAGCTCCTTGTTCGTGGCATCGGAGCTGTTCTGGTAAAACTCCGCTATCTTTGCGAGGGTCCCTGCTTTTGCTCCAGTCTCCTGGACAAGGGACTCAATGAGCTGCTTCTGCGCGTCGTTCTGATACCTGTATCCGGACTTCTTGAAATCATCCAGGGCCTTGACCGCGTTCTGGTCCGGAGCTATCTGCGTGAGGAAGGCCTGCAACGCCTCCCGGTTCTTCCCTGTCTCCCGAAGTGTTGCCCCGGTGAGGAAATTGTCTTGAGCCTGGATAGCGAATTTCTTGCGGTATTGTTCCTCCTGGTCGTATAGGGGTTTGAGTTTATTGAGGTATTCCTCCTGTGCTTTCAGGCGCTCCTCTTGTGAGAGCTTCTGGTTTTGCATCCTGATCCGGAGGACTGCCAGTTCATCCGCCATCGCGGACTTCTGGAGCTCGATCGAGTTCATGACCTCGAACTCCGAGTCCTTCATCGACATAAGCTGCCTGGCTTCGCGGAAGGAATCCGCCATGCGCTTCCCGATGTTGGTGAAGTCGGTCGAACTGACCGCGGAAACGAAGGTGTGCCAGGCACCCTTCATCCCGGCCATGGTCTGGTCCCACAAATCACCGAAGCGCTGCGTCGTGTGAGCAAAGGCGTCTGCCGCCTGCCATACCGTCTTTGCGATTTCCATCCAGGCGTTGATGGCGACGCCTTTCATCCCCTTGATGGTACCGGAAAAGCCGGTGACCTTATCACCGGCGTCCTTTATTCCGTCGTCGAACTCTTTCTTCTTCAGGCCGAGCTTTACCCACAGGTCGCCAATCTTACCCATTTGCTTGTTCCTCCTTTGATTTGCGCATCTGCGCGAAGATTTCGTTCAGTTTGTCCACCTCCCACGGGGCCACCGTGCACTCCTGTGCTTTCTTTTCGGCCTCCTCTTTGTCCGGCACCTCCCAGGGAAGTCGCAAGTATGATGTCGGCGTTTTCGCCCTCGGCGGCTTGATGTAGGGGTTTTGGCTGTAGATATGGAAGCAGATCCACCTTGCGACCTCCATCCTTTCCCTTGCCTCCTGGTCTTTGCCTTTCAGAAGCAGGTCATATTCGCGGCGCGTAGTGAGGGCTGCTTCCAGCTCGGACTTGCCACATCGACCTACAAGGAATGCCTCGATCGGTGCGTAATCCGGTAAATCCAGGACTTTTTTTTTACTTCCGGCCCTTCTCCCTTCCCGCCCGCCTCGGCTTCATCCTTGGCCTTTTCTGCTGCCTTTTCTTCGGCCTTCAGCTCCTTGACCGTTTTGCCCGTGAGGGCTGTCATCATGAACGTCATGGCCGCGCCGAATCCCTTGGTGTCTGCCTGCATAAAAGCATGGAAGTCCCCCCGCTTGTGCGGAAAGTCCTCCCTGGTCCCGTGGCCGTCCAGCTCCCAGGCGTTCAGGGCCGCCAAAAACATAAGGTCGGCGTACCGACAGAGGACCTCCTGGACGGAGGCTTCCTGTCCGATGCCCTTCGTGCCGGCATCTTCCTCATATACGGCCATATGTGGAGTTACGAGGAGGTCCACCAGGACCCCCTCGCTTATCTCCACGGTTTTCCTTACTGGTACCATGCCGGGCTTACGTCAGAGCAGGATAGTGGGTGACGGCGCCGTTGGCGGTCACGCTGATCGTGCGGGCGCTGACCGCGCCGAAGTCGTTGGTGTCGCTGATGGCCGTCACGATGCCGTTGAAGGCCTCGCCGCTGGAAGGGCTGTTGGTGGAAAGGGTGCCGAGGAACACGTCCACGGCCGCGCCGTTGTACAGGCCTTTGAGCGCCGCGATCTGTGCGGCGTCCGCGTTGTCAGCAAACACGGTGATCTCCGCGGTTGCGCCCTTCTTGCCCGCGATGAACTGCGCCCACGCGGTGCTCTTGTCGGAGACCTCGATGGCCTCCTGGGTGCGGTTAATGGAGTTTCCCTGTTCGCATCCGAGCCAGGTGTACGTCGTGCTGATCTTGATGTACGCCTTGAAATTGTTGCCAAGTGTTGCTGCCATGATAGTATGATTGTTAGGTTGTTATTCTTCCTCCAGGTCCTCCTCCGGGTAGTGGGTAAGCTCACCGTCCACGGTGAGGGACATCGTCCTGCTTGCGACGGCTCCGAAGTCGTTGGTATCGGAGATCGCGGTGACGACGCAGGAACCGAATTCGCCGTCCAGCGGCTCCCCGTCGTCCAGGGATCCGATGAAGATATCGACGTTCGAGCCGTTGTGCAGCCCTTTGAGGACTGCTTGCTGCTGTGCGTCGGAATTGTCCGCGTAGGCGGTCACCTCGAAGGTCCCGCCCCGCTTTGCGGATAGGAACTGCGCCCAGTCCGAGGATTTGTCACTGCATTCGACAGCCTCCTGCGTGCGGTTCACGCTGTTGCCGGTCTCGCAGCCCAGCCACGTGTAGGTGGTCGCCGCCGGGTTTGTCGTTACGACCCGGATGTATGCCTTCACCCTGTTTCCAAGTGTTGCCGCCATAGTCGTTACGTTGTTTGCGTTTCTTGTGTATTGTCTTCAGTTTTCACCCGCTCGACCCAGGCGGTGAAGCCCTGTAGCAAGCGGTAGATAATCTTGGCCGTGTCGGAGCTCTCCGTGAGATCCTGGAGCTGGTCGGGGACGATGCCCACGAGGCGCCAGCCAACCGGGAGCTCGAAGCCCTCCGAGGTGAGGAGCCTGATGTTGTCCTCGTTCATCTGGGTAGTGGCGGCAAGGGAGGCGTTGCCGATGCTCTCCACGGTGAAGGAAAGCTGGCGCAGCTGCCCCTCCTTGTCCAGGCGCTCCCCCTCCGTGATGCTGTGGACCTCGATGCGTGGGTAGCCCGCCGTTTTGCCGACGCGGACGCCGGTCCGCTCAAGACGGGAGACCACGGCCGCGTAGAAGGGGCCGTATGCGCTCTCGTGGTAAGCCGGTTTCCTGGCGAACAGTCTGCTGAACAGTGACATCGTTACTTGGTTGCTTTCCGCACGGCATCCCGCACGATTTTGAGGATCTTGTTGTGGTTTTTCTTGACTGCCGGCCCGAAGAACGGGTGTGGCTCGGAGCCCTGCTGTGCTATCTTCCGGGCGATGAGAAAACCGGCGCTCCGCGCGAGCTTCCAGTCCTTTAATTGGAACTTCTTGTAGGCCCAGGCGGCCATCTCGTCAATCGGGGGGAACTTTCCCGCCCTTCGCCCGTATTCCACGAACTCGGCATAGCCGGTCTTGTTCGTTGTGTCGAAGAAGCCCGCCGTGATGTCGTCCTTCTTCCGGGTGACACGTCCGCTTTGGCGCAGGAGGCCGGTCACGACGGATCCGTTCTCGCGGAGGTTGTCCTGGGCGTCTGCGATGATCTCCATCGCTCCGGCCTCAAGGCCTGCAAGGGCGGCTTCTACCACTTCGCGGTCGCACTTCTCCAGCTGCTTCAGGAGCTTGTCGAGCCCTTCGAGCTCTATGGAGCCCCCTTGGCTCATTCCCCGGCCTCCGTAGTGACGGGATCCGGAGGGGCCTCCTGGAGCGGGTCGTCCACCTGGTACCAGCCGCTAACCTTCACGATCCGCCCCCGGTTGTCAAGGACCTCCGGCTGCGGGAAGTGGATGGCGTGGCCTCGCCAGGTGATGCCGTTGAACTTGACGGCGGGCATGCGGAACTCGATGTCCACGCCAACGACGTCGGCCTGCTGGAAGGTGAGCATCGTCTTGGTGGAGCTCATCTGCCGGACCTCCGCGTACAGCTCCAGGACGACCGCCGGATCGCCGATCGAGGCGTGTGCGAACTGGTCGTACACAGCCTCGGACCAGGTGAGCTGGATGAGGTCGTTGTAGCGCCGTGCGCCGCGTGGGTTTCGCATCGTCATTGCCGGCCCTCCGAAAGGATTGCGTTCAACTCCTGCGTTTCCGCGCCGTCGTAGTCGGCCGTCGCATAGCGGAGGACGGTGTGGTACAGGGCCTCGCGGTCCCCATCGGTGGGCTTGGTCGTGTAGGTGACGGTGACGGGGATGCCCCGCCGGTACACCAGCAGCCGCCCACCGGGGAGGGGGTCGAAGGGGACGAAATCGCCGGCCGCGTCTGTGCATCCGTCGATGTCGCCGCCGCCCATGTACAGGCGCACGATGCCCGTGCCCTCCGGCACTGCCGCGGTGACGCGCAGCTGCGTCTCCAGGAACGGCCTGTCGGTGTATTCCTGGACACGCAGCGCGGCGTTCCGGAGGATGCGCTGGAGCATCGCGTCCCGGCTGTCGTCGGGGATGCTGGCGTACTGTTTCAAGTCCTCCAGCATTCCCCGGCAGAAGCCGTCCTCTACATGTATGACCTCGAGTCTGGGCATCGGTCAGGCGATTAGGCGCCAGCGGACTTCGTGGTGATGGCGTGGTTCGTCTCGTCGTGGACGTCATCCATCGTGTCGGCCAGGCTCTTGAGCGGGCCGGCGGTGTTCACGGACGCGAGCTCGGTGCTGATGGCGTCGATGAAGATGAGGCCCTTCTGGTCCGCGGACGGAACGAGGGTCTGCAGGGAGCCGCGCAGGTACACGTCCCAGCCGTCGAGCTTGGCGTTGCGGACGATCTCCAGCTCATAGACCGGGCGGATCTTGATCTGGACGGCGGCGGTGTCGGCCAGGAGCATGTCGCCGGAGCTGATGTTCGCGTCGGGGAAGATGCGGACGCCCTGGATGGTGACCTCCTCGCGGTCGTCCCAGATGGAGCGGCCGTTGGCGTCCTTGAGGCCGTTCAGGGTGGCGTAGTCGCCCCAGCTCATGAAGGCCACGTTCAGGTTGAAGCCGTACTTCTTCGCCTGGAGCTTCGCGTCCTTGATGAGGTCGGCGATGGTGGCATCCTGGTAGGTGCCGATGCCGGAGAAGGCCGTGGCCTGGGACTTCAGGCCGTAGATCTTCTTCTGGGTGGTGCTGTTGGTGTCAGCGCCGGCGCCGGAGTAGATCTCCTTGTTGGCGAACTCGCGCATCTTGTCCTGCGCCTTGCCGCGTGCCCAGTCGTAGAGGGCGGTGAAGAAGTCGGTGACTTCGGAGGACAGGAGGATGTGGGCGCCGTACTTCGCCATCTTGCGGGTGCTCTCCGCGGCGGCGGCGTTGGCGTCCGGAAGGGCGGCGAGCTCGTCGACATACGCGGTCTGGTCGGTGTAGGTGCCGTCGATCCAATGGATGAACAGCGCGTTCACGTTCTGCTTGTTGAACACCTCGTAGAACGGGAGGACGGGGGTGCGGGCGCCGTAGATCTTCGTGTTCAGGGCGCCGCCCCATGCGACACGGGTGATGTCGCCGGCGACGGTCACGTCGTAGTCCGTCTTGCGCTCGAAGCCGAACTCGAACTTCATGGAGCCGTTCTGGTTGCCGGACTTGATGAGGGTCTCAATGTCGCCCTTGTGCTCCTCGACGGCGGCCTTGAAGGCGCCGAAGAAGGTCTTCGCCTGCTCTGCGGTCAGGCGCTTCTTCAGCTCCTCGATGGAGTTCTGCTGCTCCTGGATGGTTTTGTCGAGATTGTCGATGCTCGTTTCCTGGGCACCGGCTTTCTCCTGCAAGGCCTTGATTTCCGCGGCCTTGGAGTTCAGCTCGGCGGCGTACTTCTCGTTCACCGCCTTCTCGATGCTCTCACGCATCGCCTTGATCTCTTCAGGGGTCATGGTGTTTTTGGTTTGGGGGTTGATGTTCTTGTGGTTCGGGTCAGCCTTGGCGCTGATGATGATGGCCTTCCGGTTGGCGGCCGTCGTGACGGGGGAGACCTCGTACACGGTGATGGCGTCGAGGATGCGGATGTCGTACGAGTAGCCCTCGCGCGTCTCGTAGTGGTACTTGTCGGCGCGGTAGCCGATGGAGAACTCCTTGACGGCCCCGGCCTTCAGCAGCAGGGCGGCGTCCTTGCCGGCGGTGGTGGGGAGGATGTCCGCCTCGATCCACATGCCGTAGTCGTCCACGCCCTTGTCCGTGATCTTGCCGATGACGGTGGCGCGGTCGTGCTGCCAGCAGAGCGCCATGCGGTCCGCGTCCTCGCTCTTGAGGAAGTCGTCGCAGGCGTTGGGCATGATGATGTCGCCCCAGCTGTCGATGTTGCCGAAAGCCAGGGCGTATGCCTTGATGTGCAGGATGCCGTCCTCGCCGGTGGCTTTCACCTCCAGGCGGGCGTCTCCGAATTTGGTCTCAAGGTTGTCCCCGGGGCCTGCTTTGAATTGGATGGGAATGCGTTTCATTTTGTGCGTTCCGGGTTGGTTTCGCACAAAAGTAGAACTTTTGACGGCGTATTCAATACGCCATCATATCGGTCATTTTGTTATTCAAAAAAAGTTTGTATTTTCGCGGTATGGAAATTCCGGCAGCAGTTCTCAAGTCAGCGAAGGGTCTGGTGGATATGTATGGGCCCAATTTTAACCTCCTCGGAACGCAGGAGGGCCAGGATGTTTATCAGTTCGTTTTCCCGGATGACGAGAAGACGGGGTTTCCCTTCCTCTACCTTTACGAAAAGGGCAAGCCGGCCCTGGAGGTGACCGGCTTCGAGGCCCTGGAAATCGTTACGTCATTTCTTGTAGAATAGGTCTGCCCAGCTGACATCGAACAGTTTGTCGTCAAGTCGGAGCACGCCATCATTCCATCTTGGGTCTATCGACGCCTTGTCACAGATGCGGTCGATGCTTTGGCGGGCCCCCTTTTCCTTCTGGTATCTTTGCGGCTCAATATAATAGAGCTTTCCTTTCTCGCGTTTAAGGATGGTTGCGTGACCGCCACCGCCCTTCCAGGATATGCCGATTGCGTAGGTGCCGTCCTCCTTGCAGGCCTCCTCGAAGTATTCCGCGTACCGCTTCGATGTCATTGAAATGTAGTTGTGGTCACTCATCCACTTTGATATAGTGTTGGGGAAGGCGGCGGTGCCGTCCGCGTTCTTCCACATACCATACCAGTTCCTTGACGCCTTGTCATTCAGGGAGCCGGAACCCTTGACCTTACCTTTTGCCGTGACGTTGAAGCCACGCTCGCGCAGGTGGTATGCCGGCGTGCAGGTGGCGCAGTTCACATGGTAGCGCTTGTTCTGCGGCTTGTATAAGGGGTTAAGTATGAACTTCTCGCCGGTCTTTCTGTCGATATAAGTTCCTTTCGGATCTGGAAGGAACTGCTCGATGAACTTCGGGTTCGCATTCTGTTCGTCAGCCTTCTCCACTGACATGGGAGCTCCCTTCTTGATACCCAGGGCCTTTTCCAGTTCCAAATCGTTCTCTGCGATGGCCCGGCGTGTCTCCTCCGGGAGCGACTGGTCCATCTCGGCCATGATCGCCTGAATCCTCGCCTCCCTCTGCGCGTCCTCCGGGGTGGCCGGCGTCTCCGGCTGGGATGGATCCTGGAGCTGCGGCTCCGGGGCCGGGGTGCTGGCCGTGCTGGCCGTGCCGGTCTTGGGACGACGGATGCAGCAGCAGGCGCAGTTGATGATCTCCCCGGCGGCGACGTTTAGGCTCGTGTCATGTGGGAACATCATTGTCCCTCCTGGGAGGACGAAGGGTTCGTCCTGGTCAACTGTAACGCCGTCCATAGCCTCGTGGCTGGGTCGGGTGTTCCCCAGGCCGCTGATGCACCATTCCTTCACGAAGGGGATGCTCAGCGTCGCCGCGGCGTCCGCTGCCGCCTGGCCCATGCCGATCATCGCTTCCGTCTGGGCGATCCTCCGGCACTGCCATTTTTCCAGATTGCCGGTGTAGCGCTCGAACAGGCGCTTGGTGACTTTCTCCACACCGAGGCCCGGGGACTCCTCCAGAATGCCGCGGACCAGCCGGACCAGGCTGTCTTTCCATGTTCCGGAGACGACGGCGATCTCGCTGCCCGCGCGGGCGGTTGCGTAATTGCGCAGGGATGCAAGCCAGATGTCCTCCTCACCGGCGGCCTTCATCGCCCGGAGGTCGCGGGCTGTGGCCTTCGCAATCGGAAGGCCGGCGTCGGTGATGAGGCCAACCCACCACTTGCCGAGGTAGGGTGTCTCGTCGATCTGGCCCTGGATGAGGGGGATGATTGCGACGGGGTCGGAATAGTCGCGGGCCAGCCGAAGGACGCGGCGCAGCTCCGACCGGCGGTCCCGCTCCAGGCGCGTCTCATAGACGGATGCTACCCGCAGCGTCTTCCGCCGCAGGTAGTCCTGGTGCCGGCGCTCCGCCGGGGTTATGCGCTTCTTGGTGGGCACGGGTTATTCTTCCGGCTCCTGGATGTCATTCACGCCCTCGCCGCCGAACATCGTGCTCATGGGAATCATCGGGAGGTTCGCCCAGGGCTCCGTCCGTGGTTCGTAGCCATAGGCCTCCCGCTTCTCGTTCAGCGTGGCACCCATCTTCGTCAGGTTGTCCAGCACGTCGGACGGGTCGTCCTGCAGGACGCTGATTTTGTCGGTGTTCACGGTCAGCCGGAACTCATTGTCCAGCTTGAAGTGGGAAAGCAGGTCGGCCGCGAACTCGTTGGCGAGCGGAATGGCGTTCCCTTCGTACAGGGCCTTCTTTGCCTCCTTCGCGTTCTCGTACTTGCTCTGGCCGTAGTACAGGTCCACGGGGATGTCGTACACGAAGCACAGGGCGGTGATGGCCTCCTTGTGGCTGGAGAGGATGCCGAGGTCCACCGGGGACTTGCCGAGCTCATGCAGCTCGATGGCGGTCCGTAAAGCCTTGATCTGCCCCTTCACCTCCTTACCGTTCAGTTCCTGGGTCACCTGGTCGGCCATGGCCGGCATGACGCCCAGGTTGTCGGCCTTCGGGGTGACGATGGCGGTGGGGCCGCCGTTCTCCAGGGACACATCCTGCCGGAGCATGCCCTTGTCGATGATGGACAGGTACACGGCCGCGACGATCAGGGGAGAGGTGCCGAAGAAGCTGGTATCATCGAGGTTGTAGTTGAAGCTCATAAAGAAATCCTTCGGATCGATGGTCTCGTCCTTGCCGCCTCCGGTAATCTTGATGCCCTTCATCGGGGCGCGGTAGCCGCCCTTTTCGACGATGATGCGGTGGCCTGGGACGATGTACATCTCCTTGCCCTCGCCGTGTTTTTTCCCTACCATGACGGGGGAGTAGGTCGTGGCGTCGCCGTAAACGAGCCGGTTGATGGTCCACGCCTCGCCGAAGCGTTTGCAGTTGTAGCGGTCGTTCGGGTGGTGCAGGAGGTCCAGGAGCCAGTGCGTCTCGACATCCTCCCATTTCTTACCGGTCCACTTCTGCAGTTCCAGGAAGGTGAACATTTCGCCGACGGCCTTGGCGATCTTGTTGATGATGCCCCAGGCCGGGCCGTTGCCCTCGTAGGCTTCCTTGAGCTTGCCGCGGTCGATAGCCGCGCCGAAGTTGTCCAGGGAAAGCCCGTGCAGTAGCGGCGCGATGGCTGCGAAGTAGGCGTTCCCCGCCTCCAGGTTTTCGTAGTAGCCCTTGATCTCGGCGTCCTTCGCATCGAGGGCCGCAGCCTGGGCGTCTATTTTCGCGTTCAGGGCGTCCAAATCCTTCGCCCGTACAGTTTTCAGTCCAAACATGGTTATCGTCTTATTTGTGCCCCAAAATAGCAAACACGGGGAATTTTGGACCGCCCCGGCTCTCGGTCTTTTCGTTATGCGCGTCCGGGGAGGTCCCCGTCGTCGTTTGCGATGGCGAGCCGGCGCAGGTGCGTCGTGCCGTAGCTCGCCGCGTCCATCGCGTGGTCTCCGCCGTCCTGGGGGACGTCCGTGAACACCTCCGGGTCCTCCTTGCTTGGCTCCCAGCTGTAGGTCTCCACCTCGTCGCCGATGTCCTTGCCGACGTATTTCACCTTGAAGCCCTGGAGGTAGCCTATGCGACCGACCTTGTCGCGGTTGATGCCGGGCACGGCGTTGATGCCGTACTGCATCCGGAGCTCCTGGATGCTGTCCGGCCGGGCGGGGTCGCAGTAGACCAGGGTGCGGTCGCAGTCGGCGCCCCTGGCCTCGCAGTCGCGGCGGACGGCCTGGGCGACGTCCCTGGGGAGCTTGCCGGTGGAGTACATGACCTGCACCACGTACAGGATGCGCGTCAGCGGGTCGAAGGCCATGCGGAGCAGGGCGTCCGGATCGTTGCTGTAGCCCCAGTCGTTGCAGTACCACCAATCAAGGCCCATGGGGATGTCCGCCAGGGTGCAGGCCTCCCAGCGGGGGTAGATGAGCCCGGACCGCCTGATCGCCCAGTCTCCCAGGTAGATGTTGCGGTACTTCTCCGGGTTCTCCCTTTCGCAACGCAGGGCCATTTCGATAAATGACGGGGAGAGGTAGGCCTTGACGTCGCGCCAGTCCGTGTGGATGTAGCGGACGTTGTCCACCACGCCGTTGTAGTCGTATGGGACGCCGGGCTTCTTGAAGAACCGCTTGTAGATCCAATGGTGGATGTCCGTGGGGTTCATGGCCATCTTCACGGAGTTCACGGCGTCGATGTCGCGGATGGACAGGTCAATCGTGTCAAAGTCCACGGGGTTCACCAGCTCTTGGGCCTCGTCCAGGAAAAACTCCCGGAGGTTGGGGATGGATTTCAGCTTTGCGGTCTGGTTGCCGGATGACGTCTGTATGCCACGAAAATAGACGGTGCCGCAGCTTTTGCGGTTGAAGATCTCGTCCTTCTTGACGGCGAAATGGTTGACCTTCCCCAGCAGGGTGATCTTCTCCTTGTATTCGGGGATGACGGAGATCTCGGCGGCGGCCATGGTGTAGCGTGCGTACAGGATGGCCTTGTCGTCCGTGTATGAGTTGATGAGGGTGGAAGTGGAGACGGCGGTGGACTTGCCGCCGGCGCGGCCGGAGGTCAGGATTGTGTAGCGCGGGTCGTCCGCCTTCCCTGGACGGAAAAGCGGCTCATATTTCGGATGGAATACGAGCTGCCTGGGCATGGCCTGCTATTCCGTCTGTGGGTCTGGCAGTTCCTTCGATGTGTCGCCGAACACGATGACGGGCGGTTCCTCGGAGGCGATGTTGATGTTCACGCCGTCGTCCTCCGTGTAGCCCGCCGCCTTCATGACGGCGGCGTAGGCCCTGGTGTCGGCCTTGCGGATGGCCTTCTGGATCTGGCGGACGTGCATCGCGACCTCCTTGGTCATGTCGGCGTCGACGATGCCCTCCTTGCGAATTTCGTCCTGGATCTGGCCGTCCTTCTCCTTCATGGCGAGGATGGCGCGGACCAGTTCACGGCCCTGCTTCTTCTTCAGGCGGGCCTTGCCGGAGGCGATGCCGCCCTTGCGGGCTATCTCCTTTTGTTCGCTCTTTGTTCGTTGGTTTTGCGGTATGAGGTTCTCTGGGTTTGACATGGTAGTGTATGCTTAAGATGGTTTACCGAATATCTGGACCGCGATTTGGTGCGCCACCTGGGCGGTCATGACAGGAGGGACTGACATGCCGGTCAGAAAGCGAAGGCGGTTGATGTTCGTGTAGTCGTAATCCAGGGGAAATGTCGATACCTTGAGCAGCTCGGTCTCATTCATTGCCCGGGGAATTGATGTCAGATAGCACTCGGTGGTGCAAAGGGTGTGGCAGACCTTGTCTTCGGGGGCCCAGTATGATGTATAGCCGGTGGGCTTTCCGAAGGCGCGTAAATTGGTGTCGTATAACCTGGCATCCCCTGGATGTCTGGCCTCGTATGCTTTCTGTGCAAATGGCGGGAGATTGTGCCGCTGGTCGGTTCTGTCTATGACGTCGCCGAACACTATAGGAGGTTCATCAAAAGATAGCTTGATGGGTGGAAGGTCAAGGTCTTTCCGGCGGCCGATAACGAAGCAGCGCTCACGGATTTGGGGAACGCCCATTGAAGCCGCGTTCAGGATGAACACCTGGCAGTCATAGCCGCCCTTGTTCAGGGTGTCAAAGATGCGGCGCAAGTAGGACTTGGCGTTACCAACAGCGAGGCCGCGGACGTTCTCCAGGAGGAATACTTTCGGGCGGAGCTTCAAGATGGTCTCGCAGTACACGAAAACCAAATCGTCCAGCGTCTGTAGGGCCTGGCCTTCGGCGAAGATCTTCTCCTTGCCCCAGGCCTTCTCCCGGCTGCCGGCGAGGCTGAAGGTGGAGCAGGGCGGCGATCCGTCCAAAAGGTCGAGCTGGTAGAGCTCGTCAGGGAGATCCGTCCGCTGGTTGAACACGCGGAGGTCCTCGGTGTACAGGTACTTCGGATGGTGGTTGCGCTCATAGATCGCGGAGACCTTCTCGTCGATCTCCACGCCGCCCAAATGCTCGTAACCTGCTAATTTATAACCCATTGAAGACCCCCCCCCACAGATAAACGTGCCGAAGACCTTCAAATTGTTCGGTTTGATGCCCGGTGCGGGATAGCCGTCTGCCATCCGCCAGCTGTATGGGAACTTGTGCATCATAACGGATAGCCCAGGATTTTAAGGACGGCGGCCTCCGGGGTCTCGCCCATCTCGCGGAACTTGCCGGACACGAACAGGAACTCGTCCGGGGACAGTTCGATTTCGATGGTGACGCGGTCGTCCACGGGCGAGGCGTTGCCGTCGCCGGCGGGTTTGTCCTCCTGGTCCTCGCTGAAGTCGTTGATGCCGTAGTCGGCAAGGTCAAACTCGT